AATTTGAATTACAAAATAATCATAAAGGTTGTAAAAAATAACATAATACAAGCCAGCACTAAACAGAGAAAATACGAATGTGAGACCGCACATCCATATAATCCCCTCGCAATCATAATTCATATCACACCTCCACCGGCATAGGGAATTGGATTTTAAATCCTCCGCCACGAGCCGCCACAATGCGTGCGCCTGCTAATCCTTGACCACCATTTGCAATGGTCCAGCCATAAGCTTGGTCTGTAAATTTAGATGGTTGATCTGAGAGTTCATAGAAATCCCCAACAGTCACCACACCATATGATTCCAAATTTGCCAAGAGAATATTGAACACTTCTTGTGCGTCTTGTCGCGTCTCGAATACAATTTCTTCTACGAAATTTGATGCCGAACGGCTACGCTTTGCATAGGATTGTGTATAATCTTTTTGTCCTCCGCCTCTCCATGAGTCTATACGAGTGACATTGTTTGGTGTGCGTCCCCAGTAGTTCCCAGGATTCCGTCGATGAATATAATCATTCCCAAAGATGGCACGCTGTACTGCAGATATCGTTACGTCAGCCACAGTATTCTGAATACTAGGCACAATAACCTCCGTAAACATATGAGTAGCCATACCACGAAACCCTTCTTCACCGAAAAATACATTACTCATCCATTTACCAACGCCAGGTTTTCGAACCTTACCTTTGGCTACTGGCTGAATATGTTTCTCTAGAGCTTCTCCAGCATCATCTAAATCCACTCGTTTCTGTTGTACTACTTTATTGTAGTCTGTCTTTGTCATATTTTCCTACTTTCTATCGTTGCGGACCAGCTTGCATCCACTGGATCCATTCTCTTACTTACTCCTGTTAAGGCGTAGTATTTCTCGCCTCGATATATCATCAAATCTCGATATACATTTAATTCAGTTGCTAAGTCCGCTAGAGTCACATCTCGTGCTCCATCCAAAGGAATAATAAATGTGTATGACCCCATTTTATTATTCATAACGCGGACAGCTCCATAATCTTCAAGCATTACTGCCATAATTATTCGTCGCTAGTCTTTTTGTTTTCGCCTGTTGTATAACCCCACACATAATGTGCGATCCCTACGATACCTCCTGTCAAAAATCCTGACACTCTCACATCTAATCCAAAGAAAAATACCATGGCTGTATAGCACATAGCATAGATTAGTCCTCCTGATAATAACATCAACACAAAGCCAATTAACGTTTTCACTAGCTTCTCCTTTCTAATTGCAAAAAAGAATACCGAGAGTAATTCTCAGTATTCTGGTGAAACGGTTATTCGTTAATTTCGAACTCTCCGTCAATCACTTCGCCTTCAACCTCTTTACGATTCTTTTGAATATAAGAATCAACAGCTTTATAGACTAGAACTCCTCCGGTCGCGATTAATGCGACTTTACCAACCTGTTTGACGACTGGTCTCCAGATAGCAGCAGCTTCTGCGCATTTATCTAAAAATCCTTTATCGTTCTTCACAGTAACAGCATTGTCTACACTTTCTTGTGCTTCCGTTGCTAGTTCTTCTACAGCCTGTTGTCCTTGTTCAACAACTTCCTCGATTTGGTTTGAAACGTTTTCCATTGACATAATATTGTCCTCCTTTTTCTTTTATCGTTTCATTATAGGCCATGCAATTTCTGCGAATTACAGGTACCTTAAACATGCTTCTCTACTAGCAAATGGTTTTACTAGTAGTAATCCTCGTTTTTCTCGTATCTTATTGATTTCGCGATAACCCTCACTAATTCGATACTTCAGCCATTTATGTAAACTTAATCCATCCGCTCTGACTGTGAATGAATAATGGACTGGGTTTGGTGCCGGGTATTGAATATCATTAAAATATACTCGTTCCATACTATCATATAGAGCATCCACATACGCCCTATCGCTATATAATACGTTAGTCATTATCTTCCCTTTCTACATGAATGACATAATGTGTATTCGGAATAGTTATTTCTACTTCTTTATCACAAGAATGAAAAGCATTTGCTAACTCATTCATTTCATCATCCGACAGTCTCAAGTGAATATGGTGTTTCATGTTAAATAATCTTCTCCTATAGTTTTTCTAAGCCAGGTAAGAGTATCCCACCCGTTTGCATCTACTCGGTCGTAGATTGTATCCAAAATATCTAAGAAATATCTGATCTTTTCAGGGGCAACCTTATCATCTTCGTGATGATCAAAAGGTTCGAACCACAGGTTTTCGCCTATGACACTGAGTTGATCGTCATAATAAAAGCCTTCAGCAAGGCAACTGACTAACTCGTCCACGATTTCTCTTGTGATATTCCACAAACAGAGTCGTGAATCAATCTTGATAGTCTCGTCAGGTACCATTAGTAACCCAAAAATATACCGTCTATACTCTTTGTCTAATCTTCTATGACTCCAATTACGTATCAAACGCTCAATATACCAATCGTCTATGAAAAACATCTCTTGTAACGGTAGGTTTTTGACGTTAGCTACCACCGTATCATAGAAATCACCTTTAGACAATATGAGGGTATATTGTCCTGTAGAGTTCATCGGTTCAGCCTCCATGCTCATTATATTCTTCTACGACTTTGTCGTAATATGCTCCAAACTCATCCTTCAATTCTTTAGCACTCATATATGCTCTCTTATTATCTGGATTAGTCTCGATACGATCTGCGGTCTCGCTAATCAATTCGTATAACAATTTGTAGTTCTCATGATCCACGTCATGATTACCAAATACAGTTTTGTAATAAGATGTTTCCAACATCGATAATAGAATGTTGTTTACAATCTTACGAGCGATTCTAAAGTAATATAAATCCATGTCCAAAATATGCATCTCTTCTGGGAGCGTCATAATGAAATGAAAATATTGTTTGTAATCTACTTGTGCAGGACTAATGCCCGTATCTGGATCCGGATCTGTCCACGCAGCAATATACTTATCAATTTCTTTCTGTGGCATCAACAGAAAATCATCTAACGGCATGGCTTTCACCATGTCAATGACCGTTTGTTTGAATTCTGCAGATGTCTTAACAATTGGTCTAGTCATTTTTTACTCCTGCGTATAAATCGTGATAGTGTTGTTCAATCATTTTGATTGTCGACATGCGTTTGAATGTTCCATAGCAATACATTTTGTATGTCCATTTACCATCATTAATATCGTATGAAAGTTTATCCATACTCATAATCAAACAGCGCTCAGGTAATTTATACGCTAGAATATCTGGACCATCGAAAATGTTCTTTAGATCTAGAATAATTACATCCGAATGCATTTGATGAAAATTGGTGTATCCATCCATAGCTAGTTTCTGGTTATCCGTTGTGATACGGATACAAAATGATCTTGGTGATTTGAATTTGTCTACTGACACTCTATAAAATGGTTCTGCCATATCTTCTACCCCCGTAAAATTTTTCAAAAAATAGGTTAAGTGTGTCCATTTTTGAATCTAATTTATTATTTCCATAACAATATAGTTTATAGTAATATGTGTTTTTAGAGTCATCCAAAACAATTGGATAAATATCTATAATGATGAATTTATCAGGATATACCTCCATTTCTTCTAAAAAATCAACATTATCTCTAATACCTTTATGGTACTTAAATGAGTCCTTTAGTATTTTTAAATCGTTATTTTCAATTCTCAATACAAAAGCATTTTCGTCATTTGGGCTTACATGTCTTATTACTTTACATAATGAATTTATCATTTTCTTACCTCTGAAAAAAAAAGAAAGGGATGCGTAATCCCTTTACTTAAATAGTTTTGATCCAATTGTACTCCATAGTTTGGAACCAATAATATTGAATTCCTCGAATTTCAGAACAGCACTTGCTCCAAGAATATCTACCACAGTCTTGAATAATTGTTCTGGAGTTACCTGATTCTTATACTGTTCATTCTTAACAGCAACAAGTTTCGCTAACTTCATATTCAAATCCTGGACTTCAGCGTTATCCTCCGATAGTGCTATCTGAATTTTCAAATTCTCAATTTGATAATCCAATCCATCATACAATACTAACATAGCTAATTTATGCATAGTTTATTACCTTCCTTTCATTATAGCATAGGGAAATCCTGCGGTCTAGGTACTTCTATCTGTTCGAGCGTTATGACAGTAAAACATTTATATACAGAATCTCTATATAATTCTTTAGAAATACGTGTCAATTTATATGGTCGTCCACATAATTCTGCAAATATGATCGAATTTGAATTGTAATATTCATTT